GTATATTATTTAATACGCTATTGTGATAAGGTACGTAAATAATAAAAAATTTCCAAAAGCCTTAGAAAATCAACAGTTAAACGTTGGTTATCATAAGGCATTTTTGTTTTTCAATCGATCACTAAATACTCTCTAAAAATAAAAAGATGATACCATTTCAACAATACGAGCGATAGGACATGAACACAATTACAGTAATAAAAAGATCAGGAAAACGCGAGTCACTGGCGGTAGAAAAGTGGCAAGCTCAGGTAGCAAAAGTTTGTAGTGGAATCGCTGACGTTAGTCAGAGTATGATTGAAATCAAAAGTCAGCCACACTTTTACGACGGCATTACAACACAAGAAATTGATGAAATAACATTAAGAGCTATAGTTGATTTAATTGATGTAGAACACAATCCAGATGTTGGGCATACCAATTATCAATATGTAGCAGGCAAACAACGATTGAGTATGTTACGCAAGGATGTCTACGGCGACTATACTCCTTTACATTTATATGAGATAGTTAAAAAGAATATTGCAGTTGGACTTTACACTCCAGAACTGTTAAACTGGTATAGCGAAGAAGATTGGAATCGCATGAATGATATGTTAGATCATTCTAAGGACGAGATGTACAGTTATGCCGCTATTGAACAGTTAATTGAAAAGTATCTAGTACGTAATCGTGCCACTAAAGAAATTTACGAAACTCCGCAAATTCGCTATATGGTCGCCGCGGCAACTGTGTTCCATAAAGAAGAGCCTAACACGGCTCGTATGCGTTACATTAAGGAATATTACAATGCAGCGTCTGATGGATTATTCACTCTTGCTACTCCTGTTCTGGCTGGTCTTGGCACACCTACTAAGCAGTTCTCTAGTTGCGTTCTTATCCGCAGCGACGATGACCTCGATAGTATATTTGCTAGTGGAGAGATGATGGCCAAGTATGCCAGCAAACGTGCAGGCATTGGTTTAGAAATTGGCAGACTTCGCCCGCTAGGTAGTCCTATCCGCGGCGGTGAAATCATGCACACTGGCATGATTCCTTTCTTAAAGAAATGGTTTGGTGACTTAAGGAGTTGCAGTCAAGGTGGAATACGTAACGCAAGTGCTACAGTCTTTTATCCTATTTGGCATCATCAGTTTGATGATCTTATCGTTCTCAAAAATAATCAAGGAACTGAAGAAACTCGCGTTAGACACATGGACTACGGAGTGGTACTATCAGCGTTCTTTTGGCGTCGTTTCAAAAATAAAGAAAACATTACGTTTTTTGATCCTAATGAAGTGCCTGACTTATATGAAGCCTTCTACAGCAACACAGAACGTTTTGAACAACTATATGTCAAGTATGAGAAGCAAGCCGGCCTACGTAAGAAAACAATGTCAGCAGAAGAAGTATTCAAGAGTGGAATACTAAAAGAACGTACAGACACCGGACGTATCTATCTTGTGTTTATTGACAACGTAATGAACCAAGGACCATTTGATCCTGAATATCATACAATTTATCAAAGTAATCTTTGCTGTGAAATTCTACTACCTACTAAGCCATTTAAGCGTCTTGATGACGATGCTGGCCGCATCGCTCTTTGTACTTTGGGCTCCATCAACTGGGGAGCATTTAGAAATCCTGAGGATATGCGTAGAGCTTGCCGCATCCTTCAGCGTAGTCTATGCAACATACTGGACTACCAAGACTTCTTAAGCATTCAGTCTAAGTTAAGCAACGATGAAATCCAACCACTAGGTATTGGTGTTACTAACTTAGCCTACTGGCACGCCAAACGTAGCCTCAAGTACGGTGAGAAAGATGCATTAGCAGAAGTTAAGAGCTGGATGGAACATCAAGCCTATTACTTAACAGAAGCAACTGTTGAGCTTGCCAAAGAAAGAGGTGCTTGTCAGCATAGCTCACATACCCGATATGGCAAAGGCATATTCCCTTGGGAACTACGTGCCAAGGGTGTCAATGAATTGGCAGACTTTACACCAGAACTAGATTGGGAACCACTACGCAAGGAGATGAAAGAACATGGTGTACGAAATGCTACTCTTATGGCTATTGCTCCAGTTGAGTCTAGTAGTGTTGTTATTAATAGTACTAATGGAATAGAAATGCCCATGAGCCTTATCAGTACTAAAGAGTCAAAGGCAGGATCATTCACACAAGTTGTTCCAGACTATCATAAACTAAAGAACAAGTATCAGTTGATGTGGGAACAAAAAGACTGTGACGGTTACTTAAAGACTGCGGCAGTACTAGCGGCTTATGTGGATCAGAGTATTAGTACAAATACGTTCTACAATCCGGCACACTTTCCAGAGCGTAAAGTGCCAACAACATTAATTGCTAAGAACTTAATGCAGGCGCAGATGTGGGGACTAAAAACTTTTTACTACAGCCTAATTAACAAGGCAGGTAGTAAAGCAATTGAAGTGGCAACAGAGGTTAATGGACATTATACTGCTGGTATGAACGGACACCATGTAGAAGTTGAAATGTTAGAAGAAGATTGTGAGGCATGTAAGTTATAATGTTAGAAACTATCTGTGAAGTCCTTGAGGACGCTTATAAACGTAATTGGATTACCAGTCGAGATGGAAATGTAAGCATTCGTCATCACGACAGAGACCATTTTTATATCACACCTAGCGGTGTAAGAAAACAAACACTACAACCGGACCAGTTTAAGAAAATTAAAATTTGGAGAACTATCAACAGCGGTGTAGGCAGTGCAGCATTTAACTATGCTTGGGAAGAAATGGAGTATACTGATATCAGTAGTGCATTGCGACCAAGCGGAGAAATTCCTTTGCACTTTGGCCTACAGAAGGAAATGGGACAACATAGCGGAGATGTTCGTGTAGTAGTACACGTTCATCCAACTTACTGCGTTGCGGCCATGCATGCCGGAATTGACCTTGGCACTATCTGCAATAACTTTCCAGAACTAAGTCGATATACAAAAGTAGCATCTAATGTTGGCGATGTTCCTCCAATTAGTCAAGAGCTTGCTGACCAGTGTTTTGAAAAATTACAACTAAATCGCAACGGCAATATTAATTTTGACATTGTAGGTATTAAAGGGCACGGGGTAGTTGCTATAGATACTAGCCCGTGGCGAGCGTATGAACATATTGAACGATTAGAACACATTTGCAAGATAGTACTTGCTTCGGGAAATTATTGAAATGAGCACAAAACAATACAACTTATCAACAAAGACGGATTATCTAAATCGCAAGATGTTTTTAGATCCTGCGGGACCTGTTACTATTCAAAGATTTGAAGAAGTAAAGTACAACAAGATTGCAGACTTTGAAAAAACAGCACGTGGTTTCTTTTGGGTGCCAGAGGAAATTAGTCTAACCAAAGATGCACAAGATTTTAAGGAAGCATCAGATGCAGTTAAACATATCTTCACTAGCAACCTGCTTAGGCAAACTGCTCTTGACAGTCTGCAAGGCCGCGGCCCAAGTCAAATCTTTACTCCGGTCGTAAGTCTTCCAGAACTAGAAGCATTGGTCTACAACTGGACATTCTTTGAAACTAACATTCATAGTCGTAGTTACAGTCACATCATTCGTAACATCTATAACGTGCCCAAGGAAGTATTCAACACTATCCATGACACAAAGGCAATTGTAGATATGGCTAGTAGTGTAGGCAGATATTATGATCAACTACATCAAATAAATTGCCGTGTAGAATCTGGAGTTGTTGTCACAGAAGAAGAACATGTCCGTGCAATTTACCTAGCATTACACGCCAGCTATGCGTTAGAAGCATTTCGCTTTATGGTGTCGTTTGCTACAAGTCTGGCCATGGTCGAGAACAAAATCTTTATTGGTAACGGCAACATTATCAGTTTAATTCTACAAGACGAACTGCTACATAAAGGTTGGACAGCTTTCTTGATTAATCAAGTAGTTAAAGAAGATCCACGTTTTGCTCGAGCAGCACAAGAGTGCCAAGAAGAAGTTCTGCAGATATACAGAGATGTCATTGCCGAAGAAAAGGCATGGGCTGACTACTTGTTTATGAAAGGACCAGTTATTGGTCTTAACGCAAACATTCTTAAGGACTTTGTTGATTATACAGCAGTTGGCGCTTTAAAGGACATTGGTATTAAGTATTGGAACCCAGCATCTAAAACAACCCCGATTCCTTGGTTCAACAAACACTCAGATACTAGTAAAAAACAAACGGCATTACAAGAAAGTGAAAGCACTAATTATGTGATTGGTGTCATGTCAGATGCTATTGACTATGAAGCATTACCGGAATTATAATTAAGTTTTAGGAAACAAATATGATTAAAGTTTATACAAAAAATAACTGCCCGTTTTGCGATAGAGCAAAATCTCTACTAGAAAGCAAAGGCAAAGTTTATATAGCCGTAAATATTGAAGAAAATCCTAGCGAACGAGAATTTTTAGTAAACCAAGGCTTACGTTCAGTTCCACAGGTTTTCAAAGACGATGTACTATTACCAGGCGGCTTTCAAGGACTTGCAGGCCAACCAGAAGAATTTTGGACAACACTATAAAGGACTAATATGTTAATTGATAAAGGTGTAACAGTAGGTGAAGTAATTACACTAAAACTTACAAGCGGAGAAGAAATCGTTGCTAAACTCACAGAAGAAACAGCAACATACTACAAACTAAGCAAACCAATGGTTATTGGT